CACACTCAATTAAGGAGAAATAAAATGACTAAACCAAAAAAGAAAAAATCACGCATCGTTAAAAAATGATTGAAGATACACCGATAGCAGAGATCTTCGCCGTTGTCGTCATGTTTTTATGTGGTAGAAGCCGGAGCGAAACGCAACTAGCATGCGCTTTTGTTATATTGATTGAGTCTATAACCATCTATGTTAACGCAAACCTAGATATATACTTTAATTATCAAGCCATATTTTACGCTTATATATCAGTGTTATTTTGCAGTGTGGCGCTCAAATCATCTTTAACATCAGCATATTCTTACATTTTATACATCATTGCTAATTTTTTATTAGCTATGGAGGATACAGCAATGGAATGGGGCGTTATACTAAGTGACAGCGTTTTTTATGGAAATTACAGCGCTATAATGTATGGATGCTTAGCAATTTTAGTTTATTCGGTGATTTATGATAGAATGGGTGATATTGAACTCCGAGCTGATAGCGTTTTGTATTAGCTCGGCCCCTATACCTATTTTTATAGCGAAATTAATTCATGACTGTTTCAAGAGAAGAGCTGAAAGCTGCAACGGATCTATTAAGCAAAAAAATAGACGATAATAATAACAATGTTATCGGCAAATGGGACAAGCTGGCCGATTCAATTGATGGCATGAACACAAACATAGGGCGTTTTATTGAAAAGTTTAATCATCAAGAAAAGGCCAATAAAAGATTAAGCGACGACATTACAAGAATACAAGATAAGCAGCACACAATGTCTGAAGATATAGTTGCGCTTAAAACCAACCAAGCAAACAGTAAAAACTTTTGGGACAAATTTGGCGTACCCGTAATGTTTCTAGCGATTGCCGGATTAACAACAATAAATTATTTTAAGACGTAATATTGTCAGTGATAAGCATTAACTGATTTAGTGGATTAGATAAAATCGATTTCCCTCTTGGCTGTAAAGCCACTTAGCCCCTTAGTTGGGGCTTTTTTTGTTGTGTTATGGTAAAATAACGGTAATCAAAAAGGTGAATTCATGGCAAATAGAGCAGTTAACGGGGTAGTATATTTAAACGCGTTTACGTATAGCGCTGGCGACTCGCTAGATTTGAGCGGTGCGGCAATACTTTACGCTAACGTATCCAGCCTTGATATTTCCATCATATACTTTAACAGTCCACTTCAGCGGCTTGTTCTCCAAAACGCATCAACAACCGATATTGTAATACTGAATATCACCGGCAGCATTTACGGCACTGGCGGCACGATAGAAATGGATACAGGATTCGTCTCGCTGTCATCTCCTTACGTTGTGCCTGTAGACTCCCTAGGCAATAGGCCCACTAGAATAGGATATTTCGTAGCAGACGGACAGACCTACACAGAATGCACATCGTTCGCAACTATGCGTGCTGATGAGCGAGGCTTGCATTTCATTTACGACAATACAACCGGTGCCATTTCAGTTGGTGACGGTACCAACGGTAAAGTGCCTTCTGGCAATATCCAAATACCGAACTATTATGTCGAGATGAATGGCGGCACAACGCTATTGGATGGCGGTAAGCTTGTAGGTAATGGCGCGTTAGCATTTATTGATGCTGGATTTTCTTCGTCTCAAGTTATAAGCGTCGACGCTGGCACTTACTGGGGAATAGTTAACGCTACTAGTAATTACTTTAATAGTAATCTTGAAAAGAGTTCTAACGGTAATTTCTGTTTTGTTCAAATTGGCTCAAATAACAGGTCTATCACGTTTGGCGAAAATTCATCAACAGATCATATTTTATATAGCATCGAGGCAATACCCACGTCAGAAAGAGTTAAGAATTACCTAAGGCCGCTCAATGGGATTACTGAGGCTAGGTACTTAACTCAGCCAGCAACGCAGCAAGCTTTTCCTTTTACTTCGCTAAACAACGACGGCGGGAATGCTATAGTCATCGACCTTGGAGGCAATAAAAACGTATTTGAGCTTGAGGGCGGCGTTGGTGGCAGCACTTACGTCAAGTACAGCACAGGATACAGAATAGGCGACGGCAGTTTTTATATCGGCTTGATTACTAGAAATGGTGACGCAGACGGCTCAATCACGGGTTTTGAGCGTATAGGGTCAGAGGCATGGCCTAGTCAATCAAAACAGTTTGCAGTTGGGCAGTCAGGTGCAATGCGCATAGGCAGCGCTAGCCAAGACATAGTTTTCCCTGCTGACGCTGATTTTTACGAGCTTTGCAATGTGGGAGGCGATAGCAAGGTTTCGATGAACAGGATTATTAACAACGGAACTGTTCAGATTACTGGCTCTTCATATAATACATATGCGCCTCGCGGTGGTGTTTACAGCAATATAAAAATGCTTGCAAACAGTGTTCACGGCAATCAACGGCAAGATAACACCGATTTGCATTTTGTAAGTTGCATTGGCACTACTCCAAAATTTGGTTACGGCATGACTCATAGTGAGATCATAACGAATAGCGCAGCCGACGAGGTTAGCGTGTGGATGAATCCATTCACGGCGACCACGGGCAATGTTGTATTTAATGATGGTAAAGCCTACTACGGGCCTAATACAGTAGCCGAACAGGAAAGCGGAACGATATCAGGCGTAGGTATTGCTGACGATGTTATTCCTTCTGGGTATTTGCTGGATAAATTTACTTTTGAATGCAAGATATGGCTAAAGGGTGGAACTGAACCGGCAGCATACACAGTTATGAATACGGCTAACGTCCAGGCTCTTCAAGCTGGGTACACAACGGCTACTCGTTGGCTGCTAAAACCAAGGATCACAAAAAATGGCGATGACCTCGACGAAGGTTATGTTTACGGTATAGAGATTCAATGCTCGGCTGATCCTACATTTATTTGGGCACCTGATGCTGAAGATATGATTCTTGATATTAGTGGAGGCATGTTAACCGGTGATTACATACGATTAGAAAATGCAGCGGGTGTTACCCGGTTTTACGGTCAGGCTTCGGGATCTTCTGAGCAAGTTGCGGTTTCTGGCGATTATGCCGGGGAAGTATGGAAAAGAACTATCGACAGAGAAGGCTACTCACCCGATGTTGGTAGTTTTACTGTAGTGGCTGGTTTAACGCTTCCTGTGTCAGTGGCTTTGTTTGAATACAAGTTGCGTGATGGTGGAACCATGTACAGTAATTCATACCCAGCGAACGTATCAGTTGTTTTTGATCTAGCAACACCGCAAGCAACAATTACAATAAATAACGCTCAAGTATCCCCGCAAGCTATATTTGACGAATTTGAACACGCGCTACTTACTGAAACCGGCATGGCCTGGCATTCACAACAAGGAACGATAGTTCAGTGGGATGATATTATACAGGGAGGCAAACAGCTTTATTTGCAAGCTGGCATAAGATTGTTTGGCGTAGGTCTAAATGCTGGCGTGATAGGCATTGTTGGAGCTGTTGACGATGTGATTGTTGCAGCGGGTAGTGCGCAAGTAACGTTCGGCTCAGCTTATAAGGAATACACACAGGCAGACAGAGATCGCGACGATTTAATAAAGTCTACAGTTGATGTATTGCCGGATAGCATTTTAAATAGAAATCTAGCAAGCGGCAGTAACGGCGGCAGAACAGTAAAAGATGCGCTAAGAGGAAGTAGAAACAAAGTATCTATTGTAGGCACAGTTATGACCGTTTATGAAGAGGATGACAGTACCGTTGCATGGACTGCTAATTTAGAGATAGCAACAAGGGGCGCGATAAACTCGGTTGATCCGTCGTGATAGCAAGCTTTTACGGCAGGCTATTTTTTGGTGGTGGCGGTGCAGAGGATGATTTAGGGGCCGGTGTAAATAGCCATATATCCGCTAACCTAAGCGCACTATCATCGATTGAGAGTATGGTAGGGGCGCAGTCTGCTATAGATGTATTGATTGATGTATCCAGCACTATAAAATTAGAGTCTGGATATTTATCAGCGGTAAGCCCCTATTCTGACACGGCAAGCAATTTTAATTTCGACTACAAAGGCCGGATATCTGGATTTAGTAGCGAGGGTGCAGCTTTAGAGAGTAAAATTAATATGACAGAGGCAATACAAAGCACGATAGACGTTACCCCAATTAACGCAATGTCTATAATAAACAGCAGTAGTGGTCGCATTAGTGCAATTAGCGAGATATCAGATATACTAAGCACTATTGACGCAAATGCACAATCAGTATCAAACATAGGCAATACTGCCACAGGAATAATGAGCGTACTAAGATGAGCGTAAAAGAAACAGAAGTTGGAAAGAGCGTATATGTTGGAACCGCATTTAATCTTAATACGGCACCATTCACTGTACTGAAATTAAACTTTACTAATCCGGATGGAGTAACTAAGTTTTCTCGCACAGATTCGGCAGACGGTATAACGGCTCCAGCGGTAGATTCGCCAAGCTTGCCAAACGTGGGGATACTGCCAGCAAACACTTACATGCTTTACAAGACTCAAGCTGCAGACTTTGCGCTTGGATCTGCCGGTGATTGGAAGCTGTGTTCGGAATACGAAGACGCGGCACCAAGTAAATTCTTCGGTGATGATACAGTGCTAACCGTAGAGAAAGCGTGCGATTAACAAAACCTATTAGAAAAGATCAATCAATAGTTTACGTATTACTTAAATACGGCAGAGGTATAAGATGGCAGGACGACCAACAGATTGGAGTGAAGCAGTTGAAGATGATGCATGGGCTTATGTAGATAACTACGAAGACCATGGTCATGCGTTCCCTAGTATAGTGGGATTATGTAAAGTATTGAATCGCGGAAAGTCTACTATTTACAAGTGGGCTGGTGACGATGATAAGCAGTTTCGGGATATATTAGACGCAATTAAAGAAAACCAAGAGCTTGTAACCTTCAATAAGGCTATGACAAATGACTTTAACGCGACTATTGCCAAGCTATTACTGGGTAAACATGGATACCACGATAAGCAAGACAGTACGTTATCTGACCCCAACGGTAAGCCTATAGCAATGATGGGGGTTCAGTTTGTCGGAGTCGCTACTAAAGATTGAGTGCGTTGATAAGCTCGGCGTATTCCTTCAAAAGAAAAAGCGGTTTAAGATACTGGTAGGCGGTAGAGCGTCAACCAAAACTATATTCGT